GACGTTACAGGTGTTGCCAATATTTGGGGTCCTCCCAAATTTAAGCCTGATTGGTTTGGTTGGCAGAAGTGTATTGAAGTATTGAGCGTGCCTGCCATAAGTTTTCCTTTTAGCTTATTAATACGAGCTTCAAGGGACTATAAAATGCCCCTTATTAAGCTTATACGTGATATTCCATCGTGGAGGGAGTCTAAACCTTTAACTTCTAAGCAAACATTGCTTGGAATCCCTGGTAAGAGATTTATTGATGCAATTAAGCTGGATACTTCTATTGGTTTCCCATTGGGAGGACCCAAAAAGAGGCATGTGATAGATTTGTACCCAACTGAGGAATACCAATGCAATCGCGAATTTACCCCTGAAGTTATGGCTGAGATCGAGAGATGCCATAATATTTATAAAAATGGCCAAAGGGCATATACAATAGCTAAAGCTTGTAAGAAAGATGAGGCTTTACCCTTGTCCAAGGAGAAATGTAGAATATTTTATGGCAATCCTATTGCTTTAACGTATTTGGTGCGTATGTATTTTTTACCGATAATTAGATTCATACAGATGAATCCACTTCTTAGTGAGTGTGCTGTTGGTATTAATTCTCATGGCAGTGAATGGGAACAATTGTATCAATACATGATAACTCATGGTAAAGATCGTATTTTTGCGGGTGATTATTCGAAATATGATCAACGTATGCCTGCACAGTTAATTGAAGCTGCGTTGCGCATTATGATTGATTTTGCCAGAGAAATGGATTATTCAGAAGAGGATATTCGGGTTATGGAAGCTATGAGCGGTGATATTGTATTCGCTTTCATAGCTTATAATGGCGATTTGATAGGATTGATTGAGGGTACTCATATTAGTGGTAATTCATTAACAGTGATTATTAATAGTATTGTTGGTAGTTTGAATTTGAGATGTTTTTATTATTCGGAGTATTCATTTGATGATAATTTTCGAGATTACGTTTCCATAATCACTTATGGTGATGATAATAAAGGCTCTGTTAGTGCACAACGTCCCAAGTTTAATATAAAGGGCTGCTCTCGTTTTTTGGCTGAGTTTGGCCAATCTTATACAATGCCAGATAAGGAGAGTGATTTAACAGAATATATGCACGACGATCATGCAGAGTTTCTCAAGCGTACTAGTGTTTATCATCCTAAACTTGGGTGTCATTTAGGTGCCCTTGAGGATAATTCGATATTTAAATCCTTACATAATTATCGACGCGGAAAGGATGCACCATTGACGGAGGAGGAAGCGTGTGCCCAAAATATAGATTCCGCTTTACGCGAATGGTTTAATCATGGATTGCGTACATATGAAAAACGTAGAAATCAGATGCATATTATTGCTTCTAGGGCTGGTATTGCACATATGTGTGATATGCTCGACGTGTCGTATGATGAAGCTATAGTCAAATGGCACGAAAATTATAGCGCAAAACCAGGTGATTCTGGTTGCTAAGGCAAAGCAAAAATCGATTGTGTATATGGATTACCCACAGTTTATACATTGTGTGTTATGTGTAAGATGTGAGGCTTTGCACTCTAGGGCGTTCCACAAAAGGGATACCTCTATTTAGAGGAGAAATTGGCCCATTCGAAATAATGCGCACTTCAACATGATTTGAGCCGATTATGTGTGAAGAAAAATATAGTGGTTCACTAGTAAATTTAACGTACAAATTAACAAAACGACGAAAGATACCACGTCTGAAATGGTATCATTTAAAGATCAGAATCCATCGTATGATTATTCTGTTGCTAGCGTTAATGATTCTACATACTCTATAGTCGATAATGATGATGCTGATCTTGGAAATTTTTTCTCTCGTCCTATTAAAATCCAGTCTTTTGATTGGGGGACGGGAACTACATTATTCGAGGTTTTTAATCCGTGGACTAACTTTTTCGAGAATCCTCGTGTTTTAAACCGAATATCTAATTTTGCTTTGTTGAGAGCTAAATTGTGTGTTAAGGTAGTTATTAATGGTAATGGATTTCATTATGG